TATCAGGCTGTGAGACAACCCTCTCGGTGGCGATTGCCAGTTCTTGAGCCTCTTTCAGATCATGTTCTTGGCGTGCCGCATCACGAAAATCGCACCATGCAGGCATGGTACGGGTTTCTGATCCAGGCATAGGAACACGTGAATTAGGATCAATACCAGCCGCTAAGCACATTTCCTGTGCGCGGGTAGCGTATGGGTCTTTTCTTGACACGGCTGTAACCTCATCCATATTTACGTGTTACATGGTAAACTAATCTTTCTGGACCGCTATAGTGTAGCAATTCTTTTTGATTAAGATAGTCAGCTCGTTGCTGCAATGTCATATACAACATTTTCCCAGCATGTAGACGTGGGTCGTATACCGCATTACGCTCAATAAGATTGAATACCGATATTTTTCGTAAAAGCAAATTCTTATACCGGTATGGGGATGCCGACATTGTTGTCAGAATTGCTTTTTCATAAGTCAATACTTCGGGGTTCCAATCATCAACACTAAAGATTGGCATAATGGAATCTGGACGCACAATAGCTGGTGCAGTCACCCCTATGCCGATCAAAAGATTACGTCTGGTTATGATTGTTGACATATTATATATCTTTCATATTTGCGATCTGCGCTTAACTGCGTACGCATGTGGAATGTCTATATACCTAATATATCTAGTATTAAGAAAGGCAGCTCTTTCTATCAAAGTCATGGGGGCTAAACGTACATCAAAATATGATCCATCATTACTAACTTTATTATAGACAGATCTCACCCAATCTGAATCTGAATCTGCTGCAAATTTATATGCAAGCATGTATGGGTCCCAATCATCAACACTGAAGATTGGCATAATAGAATCTGGGCGCACGATTAACGGGGCTGTTATCAGCCCCGTGAGCACCTTACGTCTATTTAGCAACATCAATTAAATCCTTATTTGAAGTCACGTTGTTTGATTTTAGTAATTATACGGTTGCCACCGCGATCACACAATTCAGTAGCGGGACGAGCTACAATACCTTCTGCATTAAAGTCACCCCATCTTGATTTAAATCCATCATTAGCTAGTATTACCATATCATGAAGGGTGCCACGACGTATAATAGGAACAATGTCAATATCGAGTTTCTTGGCGATGTCTTCAACGTTGTGCCGTTCAAGCCACCAGCCTTCAATGCGAATATCAAATAGGACAAAACCCATATCAGGGCGGTAATTACCGCCACCTTTTTGGATTTTAGCCCCGTAACCTTCACCGTAGAAAGTTACCCAGGCATCACCGAATAATTCGGCTATCTTTGCTCTGTATTTAGGGGTGCGGAATTTTTCTTCCAGCACTTTCAAAAGGTTGCCGGGTAGTTGAGCATCATCGGTTTTGCCGCCAAAACTGACAGTGCCTTCACCATGAATGATCCTGATGTTTGTTCCGTCAACCTTCTCAGTGAAAACCCACTCATTATTGGCTAGATACTCAAAAGCATGATTTGAATATTCGCCTATGAGCAACTTTTTGAGATTGGCAGGATCACGTTTAAAGACCGTATCAATCTTATGATACTCAGCCACTTTATCAAAGCCGTTCATATTCGTGTCTCATGTTTGGAATAAGGTGGCCGGACTATCCTACCACAGATAGCCCGGCCTGTTTGTAGATAGCATTTCGAGTGCTACTGCACAAACTGCCGCGACTTCACCCAACCCTCGGCGTTTAATATGTGGCATCAAATTTAATGCAACTGTTCTACCATTGAACTAGGGCCGCATAGATTTTGGAGCGGCCCACCGGATTCGAACCAGTATTTGTTGCAGGGCTTACCACACAGGTAGATAGGGTCGGCACGGCGATGCTCAATCTGTCGTGATAGTCTGAGTTTTAGGGGGTACACAGCGGGTTAGCTACCGCTGCCCGTCTACCAATTCCGGCACCCCTTCACACTGAACAATAGCGGGATTCGAACCCACATACTTTCCATTACAGTAGTAATGAAGCCCACACGATGATGGCGCTCTATCCAGTTGAGCTATATTGTTCAGTGTGAAAGGGGTAGGATTCGAACCTACAAGATACCCCACTCAATCAGTCTCACATTCAGGTTGAGACTTCCGTAAGTCAGCTTGGCTGACTAATTATTTACCTCCGTTAAGGGGCGATATACCCAAACAGGGCATCACCAATCTGTCTTATGTTCACGGTCTCAGTGTCGTTGGCGCGTTCACGAGCTTGTTTAACTGCGTTAAGCACCTTTTCAATCCGTTCAAGCATAGCTTTTTTGTCGGGGGCGCGCATAGCGCCGCTTTGCTTGACCGTAGTCCACGTACCCACCGTGATATCCTCCTGAATAAGCTGGGCTTGTCCAGGGTGTTCAACAGTAGGCTGGATCAGTACCACAGGTTTTGGTACCTTTTTCCCGCGCAGGGTCTGGGTACCTTGGGTCACGTACCAACCGCTGCTGGGATCAGCATTCCACAGCTCGCTAGGATCAAGCACAGGCAAATTGCCAACAAGCGTGTGCAGATCAACCAGTTGCTTTTCCAAGAAAAGCAGGTACGTAGCCGGTACGGCTTGAACCAACGTGCGGCCATCGAGGATAATGTCACCTTTGGCTTCGCAGTTAGTCCAATCCTTGCGGGCCGTAATATCCATTAACTTGGACATTTCACGGCGCACTTGGCTTAAGATGTCAGGTACCGTATTCTGAACCAGCTTTTTCTCAGGCGGCAGCCGGTCGCCCTCATCATCATTGGGCTGGTAGGTCTTTGAAAAGCCATTGAAGGCGTCACCGCGTTGAACTTCCTTATTGATACGGGTAAGCTCGCTGTGAAACCTGGATTTCTCACCTTTTTCAATGGCTAAAATCTCATTGAGTTTAGCCGTCACTGCACTAACCTCTTGTGTTGAGTTTGAAAAGGACTAACGGTGGGATTCAGCCAAGCAATAAGAACCCCACCGTCAGTTTACTAGAACTAGCAGCAGGGGAGGAGGTCCCACTGTTAGTTCTGTATACATGAGCAATACCTGGGTGTGTGTTGCTCACAATTGGCAATATACGGTTAGTTATTAGAAGCTTCAAAAGGTTTTTGCTATTTTGTAAAGAAAAAGTGAACCCGATGGGATTTGAACCCACAACCTGCGCATTACTTTTTTTAATCTCCTTGCTTCAAGTCTATCGCGGCGGGCTTTATCGCATTGTTCACATCTACATTTATGCCTATAATAGGTCCAATAAGTTCCATGAATGATACGTGGTTTGGTTGACCAAGATTTAGTAAGTGACCCTTCTGTTTTAGTCTTTTTTAAATGGCATATTTTGCATAATAAATGGCATTTATCTAATTCTACGACAATCTTTTCCCAAGAATACGACCAAATTTTAGCTAAATTGAACTTTTTACTATTATGATCTATATGATCTATATGAAGATTAATTTGTGATCCGCACACAGCGCATTTACCCCCTAAATAATTTATGATATTATTTCTTTTTTTATGGTACAATTTTAGCATGTAGTCTTTCATGTAGGAATTATATTTAATTCTTTTATTTTCCGGTTTTGGCATCTGGTTCTCAAAATGGTGGACTTGCTGGGATTCGAACCCAGGACCTCTGTATTAAAAGTACAGGACTCTACCACTGAGTTACAAGTCCTTTTAATTTATTTTTATCGAGCTCCGGGTCCATTACACATATTTAGACCGCTTAGGCAAAAAGGTTTCTTCAACCTCTGCCCACGCCACTTTAACGGCTTCAGCCGCTTCAGCGGTTAATTGTATGTACGTTTTATCATCTAAACTATCTAAATCAATCTCACGAAGATTAGACGGAAGTTTATTTACTTCTTTCAGCCATTGAATAGATGCCAGCAAGTCTTCTGTTCCATAATTGAAATGGAATTCGAACTGAGCTTCACGCATTGGGGGTGCTATTTTATTCTTTTTCACCTTAGCTTTGACTATGATGCCATACGGGCGTTTTATCTTATTGATGGACTTTTCGAGAAGTTTCAGGTGTGACAGCCACACAATCTGTGAAGCAAAGAAATCGAGGGCTTTACCACCTGATCGCTTATATTTCTCACCAAATAAAGCACCTATATTCTCACGTACCTGTGAAATGATAAGCAATAAGGTACGGCTTTGTTCGAGTTTACTAGCTGATGTCCGAAGCAATTCACTCATTTTAGCTGCTTTTTTGGTACCGTACGAACCTTCACCTATGTCACGACCAAGTTCGGCTTCATCAGTCAAAGCATCTAGTGAGTCTAGAATGTATAATCCCGGTGTTTTGGATGCTAAACGCTTCCCTATAAATGAACCTAAATCACGGGCAAAATCTTCAACCGTAATGACAGGCTGATTAGGGTCGCCAAATTCAACTTTATCTAAGTCCATGCCTAGTGCTTCTGCATAAGAAGTATCGAAGGCAAATTCAGCCTCTCTATAAAAAGCACGCCCTGTAGGGTACCTTCGGAGGAAATTGACTGCAGTTTCAGTGGCTAAAGATGTTTTTGAAGTTGATTTATCACCAACTATGTTAGCTATACGCCCTAGAACAAACCCACCATTGGGTCCGCCAAGGGCACAATCTAGTGTTGTGCATCCGGTTGAAATGAACTCATAAGCTGTTTTGGCTTTGGAATATACTGTTTCCTCAGTAACAAGTTCTAGTCTAGGTCTGGAACGCTTTGCCATGTTAAACCTCAATAAGGGGGATCAGATGTGAGCAACGCCCGCAATTGAGTACAGGCGGTCATGAGAGCTGTTGATTGTGCAGTTATTATCGAATTTCTTTGATTATTAATAAGTCTATCCAATAATTCTACTGTATCGCGGGCCAATGTTTTTTCGTTTAATTTATTAGTTAAAATATTCAACTCTAGGCTGAGTTTTTCGACTTCCTCTTTCAAGTTCATGATTTGTCCTTTTCACGCACCCATCTATCGTAAGGGATTTCATCATTTAAAAATTCAGACCATGAACGTTTATCATATCGGGCGGGGTCAACCCCCGCCCTTTTTATGATGGTATCCCTTCAGCCACGCCGGCTTGCCAATCGGCTCCGTAATTTAGCTATATTATTTTTGACGGCTGCATCATCATCTTCATCAAATGGGGGGTCTTTTGTTGTGATTTCACCAGTTTCTTCATCCAGCTCTTCATTAGGCCCAAGTTCTGGTTCAGCTCTACCTTTAGGTTTTTTAGTTGCAGTTGTTGTGGTCTTAGTCGTTTTGTATGAATCTGCGTCTTCATCGTCATCTTGAGAAGCAGTCTTACCACCTTTATTAGGTTTATCACTTTCCCTGACGTGCCCATCAAAAGCAGCCGCTATGTGATCGTAGTCATAGAAGTTAAGGCATTCAGGTATTGAGTTTTCAGCAATCTGTTCAAGCCACTCTTCAGCTAACCTCTCATTTTCAGACAGCTTTGATGGCTTAAGGATACGCATACGCTCAGCCGGATATTTGGTAGTACGGCCAGTACCTTCTTTATAGAACCTGATATCGTGGCCTTCATCAGGATCATCAACCGGTAAAGCTGCACCGCTCTCATCATCTATTGATAGGCTACAGAAAGCCTTATCAACAGTCCACGGTGCCGGCCAAAGTTGAGGACCCTCATCTTCAGCGGTCCGATCAATAAGAAACATCATGACTCGCTTAGTTGGGCGTAACGAATCAGCTAGTTCTTTGTCACCAGCCCGTTCAGCCTTACGTCGGGCTTCATGAAGCGGATCAGCTTCCTTTCTCATTTCACTTAATGACAGATAGGCTTGGTCATTTATTCCGATGCCATAATTGATATAGGCATCATAGCCATAATGGTCAGCGCCTTCCCAGCCAGGGGGCAGAATACGGATCGTATTCTTGCCCTCCTTGGGTTTAAATATTTTGAGTCCTTCTTTAAAGATGGAATCAAAATCAGATCCACGTTGTGTAGCACGGGTTTTTACAACATTCGGATCACGAGGCTTATACTGAAAACGTCTTGGAGCTTTCATCACTGTCTTCCTGATCTATTTTATGCGGGGAACTGTTGATGGTTTGGAGGAGCGTGTTTCAGCCAACCGCTCACGCATTAGTTTATACTGAGCTTCGCGGGTGGTTGCTGTATCACGTGTAGCATTAATAGCGAAGTAGCCTGATTTATATAAATCAGCTAAGACTTTTAGATTATCGGCTCTAGATGATATAGCTTTTTCAAGGCTTGCCGCTTTAGCGGCTAGCAGCTTAGCCTCGTTGAATTCTTCAAATGCTCTCTTGTGACGTGGATGCAATTGAATAGCTGCTGCTACGACACTTTCTGTAGCTTTTTTCTTAGCTTGCTCTAATTCTTCACGTACAATACTGTCAAGTTCAGCATCAACAGTAGCTAAAACTTCTTTGAGTGTATCGCGTACCGCTATAGCATCAGCCAGTTCATCACCTATAGTCTGAACTAGACCAGGGTTTTCAACAAGTTCTTGGTCTAGAAGGTATTTATCTATGAGTAGTCTTGGGTCTGACATACTAACCCTTCACAGCAGTGAATGATCCGATGACCGTGGCATTCAGGACAGGGTTCAAGTACATCTATATATTCTACAAACTCTTTTACATCGCCGTGTCCACCATATGCTTCTTCTATCAAACATTTTATTACGAGGACCTCACCTTTACCATCACACTTTGGACATAACATGTATATCTCCATTTACGGTGGCGCAGGAAACTTGGTTAATAGTTTCATACCATGTTGGATGAATTCCTCAGGAGCATTTAATTTAGCCGCTATGTCAGCATCGCTCACACCTGATCCCACGAAGCCGGAAAGCTCCTTTAGTTTTCTTTGATTGTTACGCCAAAAAGAGTTGGCTGTCTTAGCAGCGGAACCCTTTACAGCGGATATTGCCAGCCTAGCCCTTGTATCCTCCGCTGGTTGACTCCATCCCATTCGCTGGGCTTGACTTGCTACTGCATCTTTAGTCAGCCCACCCCCCATAGCATCAGCTATTTCTTGATACGATTTCCTCATGTTTAGATGTTTTTGAAGCTCAGCAATTCTTGCCGAACCCCACAGTTTTGTTATACCCAACTGCGGCATACCAAAAGACAATGCATCATTTACAGCCGGTGATGTGAGGACGTTAGCTATAGGATCTTTCCATTCATAGGGGGTGCCTTTGAATAGGCCATGAATACCGCCGCTTGCAAAACGCCCTAACGCATCTAAATAAGGATGACTAGTTCCTCCTGGGGTCATCAACTGTTTGATAACATCTGACCTAGATGGCTCCGGCGTTATATCTGTCGGGGCATCATTGGATGGAATGCCGTTCTGATTTTGTTTGAGAATGTCTGCAACGTATTGGCTATTATCTGGCATTTTCAAATTCCCAAGTTTTTATCTAACCCCATTGCGGCTCCTACGGATAGCAGTAATGGGGCTAATTTATCAGATGTTACATATGGGGTACTAAAGCATTCCATTATAGACATTAGGCGGGCAGCTTCTTCATTTGATTTAGCCCTCATGACAGCTCCTGCTACATAATTTATTATCACGATGCGTATCGTTTCGCCATCAAGACCTTCCATTCCTTTGGAATTTAGTATTGAAATCACGTCTACCCATTTGCCTCGCCGGGTCATAATAAGTTTTGCCAGATCAACGGGTCCTTTAAGTTCAGATGCGGTTCGGAGGAGATCCCTTGCCTCACCTGCATTCTTAGCGTCAGCGCATATTTCAAGGTTAGCCAGAGCCTGACGGGGTGACCCCTTTGAATTTTCAGCTATTAGCTCCAATACTTCAGGTAAGACTTGAAGCTTTTCAGCTTCAGTTACCTTAATAATAAGATCGAATATTGCTACTTCACCTACCGGTTTGAGATTGAATTTTACACACCGTGTATTAAGAGTTTCAGGTATCTTTGATGGTTCGGTTGTGCATAAAAGCCAATAGACATGTTCAGGTGGTTCTTCAGTGCTTTTAAGCAGGGCGTCAAAAGCCTTTTTGCTAAGATTATGAACTTCGTCAATCAGAAATACTTTTATCGGGGATGCCGCCAAAGCTTTGTAGTTGGCTTTAATGGTCAGACCACGGGAATCTTCAGCGCCGGCATTAACCGCAGCATCTACTTCTATAAAATTAGCAAGCGTAAGTGATCCACCTATAAAGTGGGCAGCTAATATACGGGCTATGGTAGTCTTGCCGCACCCTGAAGGTCCGACAAAAAGCCATGTTTTGGGTACGGTACTGCGCCCAAGTATCTTTTTTATGCTGTCAGTGACAGCACGCTGTCCTAAGACATCATCGAGTTTTTGGGGTCGGTATTTGGTTGCTAAAGACATGGACAGTTATACTGGTTATGAAGGGGATTATTTACCTTCTAACTCAAAATACTCCCTGATATGGTCTTTAGCTTCTTCATAAGACCCAGAGCTCATAACCTTTTCTCGAAGGGTTTTGATCTCTTGCTTTGTAGTCCCAAGCTGCCTTAGCAGGTTGCTTGCATTGGCCAGGATGGCAAAGATATTCCCATCCTGGCCTTTGGTGGGGATCACTGTCTTATACTTAGGCATGACGAATTCTGTTCATGATGGCTTTGACAAGATCATCTTTTGTAAGGCCCTCTTTAGCTAACTCAGCCATCACATCAGAATCAAGTTCAATGTCATCAGCCGTGAACGTTTCACCAGTTTCCTCTGCGGCATCTCTGATGTCAGTAACAACATTATTGTCATCAGGGGGGCAGTCGTCATAGACACGCTCTATTGAAGATACTTTCAATTTGGGCATCAGCTACCTCTCACACATCACGGTGACTCCAGAATTTACCAACTTCATCACGGTGATACCAATCCTTACCAACTGAAACTGTGACACTCAGTGGCACATTTATTATAGTACCTAAGTTGGGACTTAGCATTGTTTTATATACGATTTCAATGGTTTGATCTAGATTACGTAGAGGCACGATGAATGTAATGTCATCGTGAATATTTAAACGTGGGTGTAGGTACCATTTACCTTCAGTAACAGCTTTGTATGAGAGTTGGCACATAGTATCTACGACAATATCGGATGCCAACCCCTGAATAGGGGCATTGATGGCTTCATTAGATGTTAATGGATGATGTCTACGGCGACCAGTAGGTGTTTCAACATAGCCATTGACACGATATCCTTCAAGCAACTCCTTCTGCCACCGCTTAATCCCAGCAAAAGTATCCCAAAATTCATCCATTAATGTGTCCACGTAGTGAGCATCGATATTGAGATAACCAGCCATAGACTTATTAGCAGCCCCATAAATAGCAGGGAAAACCAATTTGTTTTTAATTCGTGACCTGTAAGACTTTGCCACTTTAGGATCAGTAAAATCACCGCCCACGTTAGCAGGGCATAACCTTTTTTGAGTACGGGGTCACTAGAACACATAGCAGCACCGCACATCTCTAATTGACCGTAGTCAATCGCTATAATGGTGCAGCCATCAGGTGCTTGTATCTGTTCACGGACCCATGCATCGGACCGTGATGGGAAATTCTGCATATTAGGTTCATCACTACTCAACCGTCCGGTAGTGGTAAAAGTCGTATTGAAATTACAATGCAAAATACTATTATTGTAGATATACTTACCCTTATTCAGTTCTAATCCATCTACGTAAGTAGACTTCATCTTGGTTTTATTGCGTAATTGGACAATAAGTTCAGCCAGTGGATGGTCAATTTTTTCTAAAACATTCTTATCAATTGACCACCTTAACCGTTGACCGTCTTGAACCTGAATTTCAGATCGTTTGAGGTAATCCCTAAATAAGGCAATGGCATCTTCACCTAATGGGTTAAACCCACCCGTATCTTTTACGTATCGCTTGACGACATCTAAATTTTCAATTTCAGCTTCGATGATTGATATTTCATCCCTTAAACGGGTCTGTAATTCTTTAACCTTAGCCTGATTGACTGGCATTCCCAATAGCTGCATCAAGGCTACGGTAGGTTGCCGGGGTACCGCCTCTAAATACGCGACATAAA